TTATCCTCGCTGCAGGTACCGTGGAAATTGTCGAAAGTAGTTGGGAGCCTGCCCTGTGCCGGGCGATGCTCCGGGGACTAATCCGGTTGCTGGCAGAACCCACGGCTCGTTCATCACAATAGGCGTCATATTTTGCAGCACGATCGAATCAATCGAGCCGCCGACGTAAGCATTCCATCCGGTCGCGTTCGCTGGTGGGCTGGTGGGTGTCACTAGTATCCCACTGTTGTCTGAAGTGGCGGTAGACGCGACCGCGCTAGCCAAGCCCTCTTCGCCACGCGAATTCAGCCACGACACTTGAACGAAATAGGTCGCAGCTCCGAACGTTCCCGCTTGTGTAGTTACCTGCGGTGTTTGTGCGACTGGAACCGGATCGGCCACGATGCCCACCCCCGTCTGAAATAGCAGGCCTGCGGCCCATTTGCTAAGATCCTTGTACGCGTTCCACTTCCCAAGATAACGATCGTTCAACTGGTTGTAGTAGGCGTCTCTGTAAATTAGCTCAAGCGTGTGAAATGTGTGCCACATCAGCAGAGGAGGGGTCACGACGATGTTCCCTAGCTGCACGGAGGAGGTGAGAATCATCCCCGGCCACCAGATTGAAGAAGTAGCGGGTGAGAAGGGTGACCGCGCTCCGGCCCCGACGATCTGCGCGCCGACCTCGTCCTGGGCCAGCGACAGCTTCCCAGTAGCGTCAATACCCTCCGCACTAGCCACATCTAGGACGGCCGTGTCCTGTGTTGCCAGCTGGTCTAGCGTCGAAATGACCGCGTCCGTAAACAGCGCCATTAGTTATCCGCTCTTCCTCTCATTCTTTTCCGGATCTGGCAGAGCGCTTGAGTTCTGCGGTTGGAACAATGGTGACTTGCATTTTGCTGGCCATCACTTCCTCGTCGGCGGCCTTCTTTGCCTCCGCCGCCTTCTGCCGGAAACTCTGTGTCTCCTCGGTGCCGGCAAGGTGGGCACGTCCGTCGGCGATCATCTTTGCAGCCAGCTGGGAGGGCACTTCGATGAGCATACCCTCCCTACCTCCATCGGGCGTGGCATGGCTAACGAGGACCGCGAATGGCTCCACAAGAGTATGCTCAACGTCTCGGATCTTTTGGTAGTAAGTTTTAAGATTCATCGGTGCGTTCTCTCCATGCGATTTCTGGGTATCACGATGTGACCGTCGTGTTGCTGACCGTTACGAGTTCACCTGAACGGCAAAATTGTTCCTGAGCGGAGCAACGCCATATAAGACGTCAACAGTGAACTGTTGGGAGAGCGTATCAGGCCGATAACTCATGATCACACGCATGCCAAAGTTACCGAGGTCTGCATACTCAGCGATCGCACCCGTGCCAGGGAGTGGCTGTGGTAGCCGTCGAATCACCAGGCCAATTGCGTCACGCACGAATGCAAGATTATGGGTCGTAATGGGCGCGCTCCCGGTCTTTGCGATGAACTGCGATCGAAACACAAAGAAATCCTTGATTTTCCCAAACGTCCCGTCTATCAATGCTCGTAGGCCGCCTTCACCGGCAGTCTGAAACTCACTGAAGCGGGGGATTTGTCGCATTTGTGAGTACGTATTACTGTCTACTACGAGATACTTAGGCTGCGTGGGCGGGACCATTGCAGAGAATAGCGCAGTTTCCGCGCTATCAATGACCGCCTCAGTAATCGGCGTACCCGCGATACCGACCGGCGTGTTGGCAGTGAAACTGGCATACAAGCCGAGAAGGTCAGTCTCAATCCGCTCCGCTATCGCTATCACTGCTGGTTGCATGTACACGCGCAGTAAATCGGGCACCGCGAGGACCTTGGTGACGTCAGGAATCTGAAACGTGGCCTCAACATGAGTGTTCAGCACGATCTGCGCGTTTCCGATGTTCGGGTTCTGGGGATTGACGCTGCCACCCTCTGCGATGTTGTTTGCCACCAAGGTAGGTGGAATAGGTACGTTGACCGTATCGCCTGCTTGCGCCAGAGTAGGCTCATAGTCTCGGTTAACCAGGTTGCCCAGAATCAGATTTCCCACGAGGGCGGGCAGAGCATCTGCCGCCACGAGCTTGACGATTGCAGTGGCGACATTAGAGGACGTAATTGCTGGCATTAGTTTTCTCCTGTGTTTATTGTTTGGTCTACGAACCCTGGAGCGTACGAGAGGCGATGCGGGCGATCTCTTGCCGTGCTCGCTCCAAGTCATCTGCGCTCATCCCGGGTCGGATCTTATCTATATCTACGCTGCCTCCCCCTACGGATGCGTCTTTCTGGGGCGACGGGATTCCCGAACCGCCTGCAATTCTTGCTGGCAGGAACTCAGGATTGGAGTTTACGAACCCAGTTAGATACTCCTTGAGCCCCAAGTCACCACTATCCGTCTTGGCAACGAGCCGCCCGTCCTCCGCGCGGCCTATGTCGTCCTTGACCGCTTTGAACGCCAAATCGACTTTACCGACGCCCAGCCGTTGTAGCTCGGCACGAATTGTGGCGCTGCGCTCTGCTTCGTCGGCCATCTGCCGACTGCGTTTGTTCTCTTCGACCAGGTCGTTGACCCGCTTTTCCAATTGCTCTCGTCTTTTGCGCTCTTCTTGCAGTTCGATCTTGTACGCCGGTTCTGTTTTCGTCTGTTGCGCTCGTGTGAATTCTTCTGCTACCTGTCTTACCAGCGACGGTATGTCGACGCGTGGCCCAACCGAAACCTTATCTTTTGTCTCGTCCATAATCACACCTTCCATTAACCCGATATGCCGATAGATCGATCAATCTCATCGGCGATCTTGTTTTTTAGGTCCTGGCCAACATCACAGAAGTACTTAAATGCTAGTTTCTTGAACATCTGCTTTTTCAGCGTGTCCGACTGGATTCCCAAATCCAGCAGTTTTTTGGCATCGTCGAGTTCGACGCTGAAATCCCCAATATCGAACTCATCGAGACCGGACACATCAATTGCAAGGCCATCCTCGCGTGCGATTTGTATCGCGCTCAGGATCTGCTTGATCGTATGCTTGATCGTGTCCCCATATGCGCGTAACACCTCCTGAGTAATCCCGAAGTCGCGCTGTTTGCTGAGACCCGATTGACTGGAGAGGGAGGAACTTGTCCCACCAGCCTGTACCATGAGGTAACACACACGGTAGATTTCGTCTTTTAAGCGCTCCAGATTATCCGCAGCTATTTGAAAAACGTGACCTTCTGGTTCCGTCCATCCAAAACGGTCTTCAGGGCCGAGTTGAATGTAGTAAGACTCGCCGACGATTTGACTCCATTCCCTTTCGGAATAGATGACTGGAGTCGCGAACAGGCCCATCGTTAGCGCCCAGGCAAGGGCGTTTGATTTGTTAAAGTGCTCCAGTTGCAAGAGGGCTGCCTTGTTCATCAGCCAGAGACCGTCTGAGATCCGGATCTGAAATATGGGCACTCGGTGCTGCGCCGCGAGACCATGCCTTCCTTCGTCCACAAGCTCTATTCCGCCGGAACGGCCGGTTTGCTCCAAGGTCGATCGGTAAATGCGGAAGTGTTCGCGATCGTAGTAGATCCAACGCGTCTCTGTTTTCCAGTTGTCAGTTCCGGTCTCTGCCAGGCGAAGACACGACGTCCGTAGAACCACCCACTCGAGTTGGCCGTTGACGTCGTGGTTCCAGTTGATCACTTCGTCGGGAGCGTAATCCGCTAGAAAGGCCCTGGACTTTCCAACAGCGTCCTCTTGCGCCCGGTTTGTCACTGGAACCGTAACGCGCGGAAAGTCTACGACGATATAACTTCTTCCGGATACGAGGGCTTGCACAAGTTGTTGACGGAAGAACTCTGCCAGGGGAGTTCCTTTGAGATCGCAGTCATCCCAGAACAGGGTGTAAAAGTGCTTACCACTCTCATTGGTCCCCTCGAACGTAATGATCGGTTCCCTGCGCATAAGCGTGGCTGCATACCAGTCAATGATCGAGCCGATATAGTTTTCGTAGAAAACCCGGGCCAACCTCTCGAAGTAGACGTCGTTGGGTTCCTTACTTCGTCTGACCAGGTACTCCGGTGCGCGTTCGCGCAGTTGTTCGCCACCCGTATACAGATCGCGGTACTTGCGCCACATTCCTCGCGACCGTACATAATCCGGATGTTCGACGTTGATATGCTGCATCAGAACAGGCGCCTGCCACGGTCTCCAATTTGCGCCAACGGCCGGCACTCTTGCCAGAGCAGGTACCCGAGAGCGTCGGATACGTGCGTCCTTCGGCGATCTTTCTCCTTATCCGGGACCGTGCTGTCAGCCTTATAGCAAACCTGCTCGAAGTCTTTGATCAGCTCCGCACATTTTGGATCGATGCGTAGCTGGATATCGCCGGCGGCGTTCCTGAGCTTGGTGTTCGTCAGAGTCACGCGATCGCGGATGCTAGGGTTCGCCTTGGGAACCTTGTACTGGAGCGAGTCGGAATAGTTTGCTGCGAAAAACTCGCGCACAATGTGGTAGTCAGAATTCCCGGTAGTGTGGACAATATTTCCGGAAGCATCTCCATAGACGACCACTCCCCGAGAGTGGCTGGGAAAACGACGCTGAAATTCATGGCACGCTTGTAACGTGCTGGAGTGACGAAGGACGATTTCGTCCAGTACATATACGGTTCCGCCGACAATCTGCGCCACTACCGAACACATGGGATCCACGTTGAAGTCGAGCGCCCAGAGAAGCGGCACCTCGTCGCGGACGTGATTCTTGGTTACATGCTCTTGTCGGGAGAAAGCATAGTAGACTAACCCCGCCTGGACGTTAAGATACCTACCCAGCGCTTCCTGTTGAAAAAAGGCCTCATCGTAACTGCTCTTCAAGAGGTCGTAAAAGTCCGGAATCTGTTCCAAAAGATAACGATTCTCGAAAGGCTGAGCGAGAGTCGTATCGTATCCGCGGCGCGGTTCTGAAATGAACTTTCTGTAAACCCAATCAAATCCCTTCGGTGTCCAGACGCCGAATCCGCACAGACGCTGCGCTTTCGGATCTCGTAAGCGGCCTTCGAGCACTAGCCACGCCGCCTCGGGCGTGTAGGTCAATTCGTCCAAAGCGAACCACGCGAGATTGGTTCCGCGCAGGCGTTCAAACTCATCCACGGAACGGCAGAGAACGCGCGATCCCGTATCTGTCATGGTCAGCACGTTATCGCCCTTGCTGTACTCATACGGAATGAAGTTCGCATCCATAATTTCGAACAAAGTGACCAAAGTCGCGTCGCGCAACATCGGGTAGGTCGGCGCTCCGATCAACCCGACCCGCCCCGCGTTCACATAACTAAGCTTGAGTGCTTCCTGGCAAAGTGCCTGACTCTTGCCTGAGCCGATCGGCCCGGAGAAGCCTTTGAATCTCGCCTCGGAACGATGGAATTTTGCTTGCGATGGTAACGGCGCATACTTTATTCCTCGGAAGCAGATCCCTGCTCGTTGGGATTGATCCAT